ACTGACTATGTTGTCCCTCAGGTGACTGCTACTGCCGGTACTGGCTGGTTGGATAAAACCCTTTATGATTATATGGGTGTTCCGATCTTGAAAGAGATTGATATTAATGCCTTGCATCCGCGTGCTTACTCGAAAATCTATGATCACTGGTTTCGTGATCAGAATTTAATCGATTCTATTGATTGTGATACTGACGACGGTCCGGATGCTGATACTGATCATACCTTGCTTAAACGTGCAAAACGTCATGACTATTTTTCGTCCTGTCTTCCTTGGCCTCAAAAAGGTGATGCCGTTGATCTTCCGCTTGGTTCTGTTGCTCCTGTGACAACAAGTACGGATAATACCTGGGCAGCTGCTGACCCGGCTCTTAGAATGTGGAAAGTCTCCGATGGTAATTTTCCTGCTGCTGCTGTAACTCTTGGTGCTGCTACGTCTGGTAATGTCAATTCTATTTCAAATTCTCCGACTTTAGCGAATCCGTTGGCTCCGGCTAATTTAGTCGCTGACTTATCGAACGCAACCGCTTCCACTATTAATTCTTTGCGTGAAGCGTTCCAACTTCAGGTACTAATGGAACGTGATGCTCGTGGTGGGACTCGTTATACTGAAATTATTAAAAGTCACTTTGGTGTGACTTCACCCGATGCCCGACTTCAACGCCCTGAATATCTTGGCGGTGGTACGTCACGTGTGGTTGTGACTCCGATAGCCAACACGTTTAAAAGTGGTCCAGCGACTGGTATCTTAGGCGAATTAGGTGCTCTTGCTACGTCTGTGCAGTCTGGTATTGGTTTTACCAAATCGTTCACAGAACATTGTGTTCTTATTGGTTTGGTCAATCTTCGCTCTGATGTGACTTATCAGCAAGGTCTAAATCGGATGTGGTCCCGTCAAACTAAATATGATTACTACTGGCCCGCTCTCGCTCATCTTGGAGAGCAAGAGGTTTATAACAAGGAAATCTTCGCCCAGGGCACGTCTGCCGATGATGATGTTTTCGGCTACCAAGAAAGGTTCGCTGAATATCGCTACCTCCCCAGCTTGGTGACTTCGACCATGCGTTCTGATAATCCGTCTTCTTTGGATTCTTGGCATTTGGCTCTTGATTTTTCGGCTTTACCTGTTTTAAATCAATCATTCATTGAAGACGACCCCCCGTTCGATCGTGTCTCGGCTGTTACTGGCGAGGATATGTTACGGCTTGACTGTTTCTATAAAATAAAATCTACTCGCCCGATGCCCTTGTATAGTATCCCCGGGCTTATTGATCACTTCTAAAAGGTGGTGTAATGGGATTATTTGATAATGCTTTTGATGGTATTGCCGGGAGTGCCTTAGGTGCCGGTCTTGGCTTCTTCGGACAGAGTCAGTCTAATGACATGGCTGCTTCTTCTGCTAAATGGGCTGCTCAATTCAATGCTGACTTTAATCGTGAGGAAGCTCAAAAAAATCGTGATTGGCAAAAGTACATGAGTAATACGGCTCATCGCCGTGAAGTGCGTGATCTCCGTAAAGCTGGCTTAAACCCTATTCTCTCGGCTATGGGCGGTCGAGGCGCTTCTGTTACGTCTGGTGCTACTGCTGCTTCCCCTGGTGCGTCTAAATATGACCGTCAATCTCCGACTGCTGCAGGAATTGAAAAAGCTCTAATGGCTGCTCAACTCAAAAAACTAACGGCTGAAACTGATGCAACTCAAAGCTCTGCAAAAGTGGCTAAAATTGAAGCGACCCGAAAGGAGAAAGAGTTCGATGCGATCGACAAAGCCCCCGCTTCTGGAAAAATTGTACCTTATCTTGAAGGATTGCCTGAATGGCTGCGTGGTCCTCTTCGTGCTGTCGCTGGTGCTGCTGATTCTGGTTACGATCTGGCTGAAGATATCGTAAAAAGTTCAAAAGGAAAATCTACTTCTGGTATGGGTGCTGCTATCCAAGCGAACAAAGAACGAACCGCCCATAACAAAATACAATCAATGTGGAAGCAAAAATCTAATGCTGAACAACAACGTTCCGGCCACAAAAAAGCGAATGAACTGTGGGGGCCCAAAACCCCCTGGTACGATAAACTGAAAAAACGTTGGAAATATGGTAAAATCAAACGAGGTAAAAAATGAACTGGGTGAACGTCCTTGCTATAATCATGTATGTATTGGAAAAAATAAAAGATTCTGACGGCGATGGTCGTCTTGATCTGTTCGACAATGACCCTAATGACCCGGAGGTCCAGTAATGTCAAAGTTCCGCAAAAAAATGCCCTACAAAAAATCAAAACGTCTTTTCTCTAAAACTGCGTCCAAAACTAAAGGGATCAATCTTCGCAATTCTCCCATGCGTGGTGGAATCCGTCTGTAACCCGGTGTGTCCTGTGGGGGGGGGCACCGAGGTATCACTCTGCGATTAATTGCCTCTCCCCCCCCACGAACCGCCCTACACCTTGAACCGACTATGGCGTGTTTCCAACCTCTTAATGCGTATCTCAATTACGGTGAAAAGACCGAAAACGGTCGCTCTGTAATTGTCTTTAAACTGCAAGAAACCTCCCCCCTCTTTGAAAATGTCAAGCTTCCCTGTGGTAAATGTATTGGCTGCCAAATACAAAAAAGCAAAGACTGGGCAACCCGCTGCTATCATGAAGCTTCTCTCTATGATGATAATATGTTCATCACTCTGACCTATAACGAACAAAACATTGATAAAAATAAATCTCTTGACAAAAAGGCGTTTCCCAAATTTATGAAACGCTTTCGAAAAAAATACTCTGGAACTAAAGGTATAAAAAATGAAAAAGGTAAATTGGAATTTCCGATTCGATATTTCCATTGTGGTGAATACGGTAGCGACTTTGATCGCCCTCATCATCACGCCTGTATATTTAATTTTGCTTTTAATGACATGGAGCTGCTTAAAGTTAAAAACGATGTCAAGCTGTATCGCTCTGAATCCCTTGAACGGCTGTGGTCTAAAGAAATTAAGCCCTCTGATTATCATTGTTACGATTCTAATACTGTGTTTGAAAGTGCTGGCAAATATTATGTAAAGCTTGGCTACTGCACCATTGGCGATGTTACTTTTGAAAGTGCTGCCTATATTGCAAGATACTGTACTAAAAAGTTTTACGGAGCCGACAAAAAAAATTATATTAATTCTCTTGACACCGAAACTGGTGAATGTGTATATTTAACTCCAGAATTCGTTTCTATGAGTAGGCGACCCGGCATTGGCAAAAAGTTCTTTGACAAAAGACACAAGTCCGACATTTACAATAAAGATTTCTGTACAATTAACGGCTCGAAACTTAAACCCCCTAAATACTATGATCGACTTTATGATCAGATCGATCCGCTGGATTTTGAAAGAATACGAAAAAAACGACGAATACAAATAAAAAATACTGATACGAGTCCGAGACGCCTACTTGCTCGTGAAAAAGTAGCGGAAGCTCGGCTCAAAACTAAAGAAAGGACATACGAAAAAAATGGTTAAAAAACTTTATGCAATCTATGACTCTAAAAGCTCTGTACATCTTCCCCCCTGGTTGGCTCATAATGATGGTGATGCAATGCGTCAATGTATGGCGATGCTTGAAAAGGAAGATAATATGATCTCCCGTTTCTCTGCTGACTATAACCTGGTTAATCTTGGCAGCTACGATGATGTCAAAGGCCTTATCGAGGGCCTGAATGTTCCAAAAATGATTACTAACATAAGCGAACTGCTTAATAAGGATGTGACAAATGACTGAACAACAACCCTATATCCGCCAACGTGTACAATCTCACCCTAAAGGTGTATCTCTAACCGAACAAGCCCATGAGGGCTCAACGAACATTAACAAGATCATCTCTCGTGCTAAACGAACCGGGATGCTGCCTAATCGTGGTAACCCCGGTTTCTATGGTGATTTCACTAATGCAGTTGATTTCCACACAGCCCAAAACAAAATAATCCATGCTAAGGAGCAATTTCTTACGCTCCCTGCTGCTATCCGTAAACGCTTTGACAACGACCCCGGAGAGCTGCTCAATTTCCTCTCTGACGAGTCAAATATTGATGAGGCGATGGAATTAGGCATTATTCCCCGCCCGGCTCCTGCGCAAAGCGAGGGCCCTTCTGAACCGTCTGAACCTGTTGAACCACCAGTTGAAGGTGGTTCGTAAAAATAGCACTATAAAACTACTTGATCTTTATAGTGCTAACTGACACCTCCTATTCAGGATAACAAAAGGAAACAATTATGTTGCCACAAACAAGTAATCCAAGCTCAAATCAACACATTTTCTCAAAAGTTCCTCATGCGGACATTCAGCGGTCGGTCTTCGACCGCAGTCACACTCTCAAAACAACGATTAATGGAGAGTATTTATATCCTATTTATGTTGATGAGGCTCTCCCTGGTGATACGTTTAATCTCAATCTTTCATCTGTGGCACGTTTTAACACCCTTTTGACTCCTATTATGGATAACGTTTATCTTGACTTCTTCTTTTTTGCTGTTCCAAACCGATTAGTCTGGGACAATTGGCAGGCGTTTATGGGTGAACATGATGACAAAGGTCCTCAAGACACTGACTATGTTGTCCCTCAGGTGACTGCTACTGCCGGTACTGGCTGGTTGGATAAAACCCTTTATGATTATATGGGTGTTCCGATCTT